AAAGGAACTCCATCATCAATCGCATCAATCATATCCAGAACTTGAACCTTTGACTTATCAGAGGCATAGTGACCATTATATGTTCCTTTAATATAGTCTTCTACTACTTTGAGTGTCTTTCCTTCACCGAACTTCCAGAAGTGATCTGAATTTAGTGATGGTTTTACCTCATAAGAAGTAGGAATAGTGTGAGAATTTAAAGAAAGAACATCTGGCGATGCATATGGATTTCCAGTCAAACTAAAACCATCATCTTCCCAGTAGTTAGTATTACAACCAAAAGAAATATGATCTTCTCCCATACCACCAAGAAGATGACTTCCAGTAATAGAAGCAGCACCAAATGTTACAGAAGGAGGTTTTTCTGGAATGGAACTTTCATAATCAGTTTCAAAATTTTCTTTTTTGTCTGGCATCTCTGACATAATTTTTTCAAGGTTTGCTCTTTATACTCTATCAAATTTATCTCAAAAAGTCAAGGTGCAATCTTTGAAAATCCTTTAATTTTTTCAAACCGAATAATTTTATCAAACTTATCAATTAGTTCATCTGTTTTATGTGAAATTACAAATACATTTGCATCTTTAATTATATGTTTAATTATTTTAGTAAAATAATCTGTTCCCATATTATCCAAAGAACTATCAAAAACTTCATCTAAAATTAGTAAATTAGTATTAATTGAATTTTTCATTCTTGCAATTTCTCTCCAAGTGAAAAGAATAGACAAATTAATTCTCATCTTTTCACCTTCACTAAAACTTTCATAAGTAAAATCTTCGTGTATTGGAGATTTGATATTTTCTTTAAACTCTTCATCAAGTGTAAAGTTAATATAAAAATCCATTATCTGCAAATACTTATTGATTTGTTTATTCATTAAAGGAAGGTACTTTTGAATAATTTTAGTTTTAACTCCTCCATCTTTCATTAGTATTTGTGCGAAATCAAAATAATTAATCGTTTCTTTATACTTTGATTTCTTTTTGAAATTATCAACTTGTTGTTTTTCGAGTTTTTCTAATTTTTGTTGTTCAGTATTTCTATTTTTAAATTGTTCGGTAATTGTTTGAATTTCATATTCAAGTTCTTGTGTTTGTTTTTGGTTAAATGATATTCGAGTATTGTTTTGAGAAATCTCATTGTTTAATTTTGCAATCTCCTTAGAAAGAATAATAAATTGACGTTCTCGTTCTTCTTCGTTTTTGATAGTACATTCAAGGTCTTGATAACCTGTTTGTAATTCTTTTGCTTTATTTTGAACGTCTGTAATTTTATTTACACGAAATACTTCGTCAATTGTTTGTGTACAAGTTGGGCAAACCGTATTTTCATTAAAAAATTTATGCTCTTCTGTAATTACAGATACCTTTTCTGATAGTTTTCCTTTTAAATTATCAAGTTTTTTTAGTCTATCAGTTGCACCAGAAACTTCTTCTTGTTCTTTAATATATTTAAATACATCTTCTTCGAGAAAAGAATTTTGACGAATATAAACGCCAACTTCATTTAATAAATTGACGATTTTTTCTTGGTTCGCAATTATTTTATCATTTCCTCTTTTTTCCAACTCTTCAATAAATTCTGTTTGCATTAGAATTTTTTCTTGAATTGATTTTTCAAATATATCAAATTCTTTAATTTTTTCATTTGAACTTCTTATCTTTTCTTTAAGAATAGAATTCATCGCAGAAAATATTTTAATATCTAATAAATCCTCTACAACCTCACGACGATTAGCCGTAGAAAGTTGCATAAAAGGAACAAAAGAAGCACTACCAAGAATTACGATTTGTGTAAATGATTTATAATTAAGTTTTAGTATTATATCTTCAAGATGCTTTTGTTGGTCTATTGATGCTGCTACTTGATTTTGTAATTCTCCATTTATCCAAATTTCAAAAATATTTGGTTTAATTCCTCTTATGATTTTATATTCTTTATTTCCAATACTAAACTCAACCTCAACCAAACATTCTTTTTCATTTGTAGAATTAACTAGTTGGTTTTTATTAATTTTACGAAATGCTTTATTGAATAAACCAAAACACAAAGCATCAAGCATTGTACTTTTGCCAGAACCATTATGGCCAATAATTAATGTAGTAGTTTCTCCCGTAAGATTTATTTCAGTTAAATTATTTCCTGATGATAAAAAATTACGATAAGCTATTCGTTTGAATAAGATCATTTTGTCTTGGGGGTATTACAATTTCATTTGAATTAATTATAACATAGTGATATCCATACATTTCACAAGTACGTATCGCAACTTCATCTTCTACTTCAACCACTGACATTATAGGATAATCTTCTGCTTCTAGCAATCCGGCATAACGTTTGGCATCATCTTCATCTTCGAAGATATATAATGCCTTTTCGCCGTCATCATCCACTACTGCATAAGCACCTTCGTCCTCATTTTCCTTAATTGCCAGTATATACATTATTCTATCTCTAATGCTTCTTTATATACATCTCTGAGTAATTTTTTTACAATCATTTTGTCTAAATTGAATTCTGCTTCTTCTACGTATTTATCCAAAATTGATAATGTATCTTCTGCTGATATTTCTTCACAATCCACATCTCCATCATTAACATCAATAATTTCAACAACTTTTAAATCAAGTGGATTTGCTTTTAATATTTTATCAATAAACTTATCGAATTTTAATTGATTTGATTTTTGACGAACAACAACTTTTACGATTTTTTCTTCCAAATATGAGGTATCAAATTTTTTATAATCATTATCTTCATAATATACCCTCTCAAACATATTATATGGATTTTTAAAATACTCTAATTCATATGTATCAGTATCAAAAATATGAAAACCTCTAGTATCATCTACATCATTCCAAAACATTTGATATGGATTTCCGAGATAATATATTTTACCATCATCACTTTTGGTATGATAATGCCCCGAATACACTCTATCAAATTTTTTAAATATGCTTGCATCCATTCCTTCTTTCATAATATGACCAGGATAAGCTACAAATCCAGATAATTCTAAATGTGAAAATATAACCTTTGCTTGTGTAATTTTCAATAGATGATCGGTTTTTTCCCGATTATCCGTACAAATCCAAGGAAGCATTAAAGTGTCTAAACCATCAATACAAAATTCTTTTGGTTCAGAAATTGGTATTACATTTTCATATTCTTGTAATAATAAATCAATCGCATTTACATCATTAGTATTTTTATGATAAGCATCATGATTTCCTACAATGTTGTAAACAAGAATACCAAGTTCCCGAAAACGATTGTATACGTTCTTCTGTGCCCATTCTAGTGCCCAATAGTCCACACCCTTACGATTATCAAATGCATCACCAAGATGCACTACTGCCTTGATATTTCGTTCTTCTAGTTTAGGAAAAAAAATATCATTATAAAACTTCGCAAAATAATCATGAAATGATTTATTTGCTTTCTTGAAGTTATAGTGAGTGTCTGTAATTAAACCAAGTTTCATTGGTGAAGTTTAATGTGTACGTTGTCTTTAATTGTATTATAATCCGAGTTAATACCACCCACATCAGATGTAAATACTTCTTCAAATCCACTACGTTCAATAATCTTATCTTTGATTTCCATTTGTCTTTTTTCTCTTTGTATTCTACGAAGAAAAGCATAATAAACAATTTGCGTAAAATAAGCAAATGGATTTGTACGTTCTATATCAAATCTATCAATATATTGAACGCAATTTTCCACACCATCACTTATCATATCTTCACGAAACATATAGTTTACAAAGTTGGGACGATATGATAAGTGAGTAGCAATTTTTAAAAAACACTCACCCAAATAATTTGAAATCCTTGGTGGTGGTGTTCCATTTTCTTTTGCAGCATCTATTCTCATATTGTATGCAACTAATGCATCGTGAAAATCTTTATTATTTACATAATGTGGATTTTTCTTTACTTTATTCATTTTTGAATTTGATTTGTTCTTATTATAACATAACAATCAAGAACTTGACAACTTTCCCCAAACTAACTAAAATAACTCTGTGGGTTTTGAAGAATGGGTGTATCTAAGTTTTACTATTAGATTTATAAAGCTTTTCTAAGGATACTCTAGCATCAGCAATTGAAGAAATGAAACCCATATTTGAACTTAGTTGTGATTTGCTAGATATTTTATTTCTTTCTCTAATATATTTTTGATATACTTTAATAATAGAACTATCATTTACTTCTGTCATTGTGATTATTCTATTCATTTCTACAATAAACATTGTATCATCAGTAAGTTTCATCCAAGGAATAACTTTAAGTGCTGTCATTCCAAGCTGACGGATTGTGATAGTTTCCATTAAAACTGGATTATCAAGAATTAAAATAATTCTATCTTTTTCTTCACAAGGACATACTTTAGAAAATACTTCTTCACCTGATACCATCTTGATTGCTGCATAAAATTCTTCTTCGTACATTACTTTTTTTCCTTAAATTCTATTTGTATAATTTCGTAATTGAATTTTTCTTCATTATAAATCTTAATTCTTTCAATCAAATGATTTAATGTATAATTTTTTTTTGATTTATAAGTACAATCGTCTGCAATATCATATAATACTGCTTGTGATTTGTTATCTCCTTTACGAAGAACTCTTCCAATACTTTGAAGATTTCTTATTCTTGATTTTGATGGTGAAGCAAAGATTACATTATGAAGATTTTTAATGTTAATGCCAGTAGAAAATGTACCATATGATGCAACAATAATTGCGTCTTTTTCTTTTTCAGTAATTTCTCTTACCTTTTCTCTTTCTTCTACATCTACCCCACCATAGACAAAAAATACTTTTCTATCTTTTGATGCTGAATTATTTATAAGTTCATAAAGTGGTTGTCCGTGACTTTCTACACGATTAAAAAGAACTAAACTATTTCCATTTAAATCTAAAACAAGATTTTTAATAAAGTTATTTCTTTTTTCGTGAGTAATTAAATATTGTATTTCTTCTTCATATTCATTAAATTTATGTTGATCGTGTTTTAAAAGAAGAACTTTAATATCTAGTTTAGATAAATGGCCTTTATCAATCAGTTCTTTTGTTTGTGTGACTTTATAAGAAGGACCAAACAATCCCTCAAGCACCCACTTATGCGTTTGCGACCCATCCAAGGTGCCTGTAAATCCATAACGATACTTCGTATTATCCAATTTCGTCATAATCCCTACAAGCGATTTTGACTTGAATAGGTGTGCTTCATCGCCAATCACTACACCAAAATCATCAAAGAATTTTCTAGGAAGATTATAAACAGATTGCCAGGTTGTAATGATTACGTTTTTGTCTGTGTCTTTTTCTTTTCCAGAATAAATTTTATGGCAATAATCTTCGGCATTCCAACCATAATCTTCAAAGTCCTTATACATCTGTTCTACTAATGATGTAGTAGGAACTACTACAAGTATTTTTTTATTCTTATCTGTAAAATATCTTACAATAGAATATATCATTAAAGATTTACCAGAAGCAGTTGGTGAAATCAAAAGCTTACGATTGTATTTTAAAGCATCATAAACAGCATTAATTTGATAATCTCTTGGTTCGTGTCTAGATATTTTTTTCATATAATCAGTCACACCTTCGTGTGAAATCATCTCATTCTCTTCAAATGGATCTCCATAAAATTTATTATGTTTAAACTCAATATTATATTCAGCATTTTTTGCCCAAGATAATATTTTATCTAAAAGACCAACATAAATTGTATTATTTCTAGTATCGAATAAATGAATTTCACCATTCCAGCATTTATTACGATACTGAGGCATAAATTTTGCTCCCGGTACATCAAATTTAAAAG